GCTTGAAGTCTATATGAATGGAAAGCTATTTGCAACAAAGACATTTAAGCACCCGCCAAAAGCAACGAGCACCTATTTCTGGGGGCCTCCTGATCAATTTAGAAATACTGTGCGTGTGATGAATTTCACATACTGGGATAGGCCTCTAATGGCGATGGAAGTCCCGAAGACTCCCCCAGCGATACCCGATGCATCAAAATTCAATCCTTCTGGTTTACCCGCAGCTTCTTGCTCATAACTAGGATGGATGTCTATATCTTTGTTGTTGGAATAATAATAGGCATTTTAATTGTCGTGTATTTTATTCCAAGATCATGGTTTAAGAAGATACAAGAGTCAACGCTCATTGGGCCTCTTACATTAAACAAAGTGCCGCAAATTGGAAAGACAGAAGATTCACAGCTTCTTCTATCTGCGACCAACACAGGGTCTTTTCAAGCGTTTATCTATCCACTGCCTCTCCAACGCACAGGAGAAATGACATTCTGCTCAGAATCAAACCATGGTCAGCCCGGTCAAGAAGATTGTGCGACAGGTCGTTTTGGCATATGTTCATGCATTGGAAATGATTGCTCCACCTGTAAGCACAATGGTTATGTAAATATTTTGAATATTTCAAATGTTGTTCGAATTGAACTTTTAGCTGCTCCGGATGCGAGTCGTCAAGGATCTGCCTCGGTTCAACTTGTTGCACGCTGTTTGAGAAAGAAGGAAGGTGAAACTCAAACAGAGATTGTTGAAGAGACACTTGTGCTTCCGAACATCCCGTTCCAGAAATGGACAATGATCACGGTTGCCAGAGAGGGTCGTCGTTTTGATATCTATTACAATAGCTCTATTGTTTTATCAAAGAGAGTTCAATATATTCTAGACTCAGGTTCAGCTGTTGCTCCTGTTGTTGCGGGTGATCCACGACTGAATGGCCTAGTTGCCCATGTAAACATTGTTCCTAAGAAATTTACGGCAAGCGACGTGTCAAACACATACAAGAATAAGGCTGATACGAATGGAGAGCCTTATTTGGGCGGAGATAGCACTCTTCTCAGCACAATTACAAACATGACACCGTTCTGTAAGGATGGCTCCTGTGTAAATGGTCCTAATATCAAACCCGCATCACCACTGATGAATTGGGAAACGAATTATGCTTGAGAATATTCTCCATAGACTTCAGAAGGTTATCAATGGATTCGTCACGGGGATCTCAAGTAAGCGGCGTATCAAGAGCAGTTGGCGGCGTGGCTGTGCTCATTTTAGGTGCCATTGCTCTATATTACCTCTATCAATATCTCTTTACGGCGTCAGGCCTCGCCTCGGCTTCACTCATCACGACAGCCATTCCTGGTAATACACAGCTTGATCTATACCCTATTCCTCCTCCCTATGAAGGTGGTGAATATTCAGTCTCGTTTTGGATATATATTACGGCATTTAAGGACACAGTTGCAATGAACAAGCACATTCTTGAAATCCGTGGCCAGTCAATGTCAACACTCGTTGTAGGACTCGGCTCGTTCACAAGCAAGCTGCTGGTGCGTGTCAATAGCTCAGGGTCTACGGCATCAGGGGCCCTAACGCCAGACAGTATTAAGACAATGTTCACAACGACGCAGATGCCTTCCGGTTTACAGGACAATCTGGAACTCTGCGATCTGCCCGAGGTAAATCTGCAGAAGTGGGTGTTCGTTTCAGTTGTCTTGAGTGGCAAGTCATGCGATGTTTACATGGACGGCAAGCTGAATCGTTCTTGTGTTCTGCCCCACTATTACATGGTAGACCCGAATGGCATGAAGATGAAGTTGCTGGACTTTGCTGGATTCGAGGGATACCTCGGTGACGTGTCGACCTACAACTATGCACTCAACCCCGATCAGATTTACCGCATGTATATGATGGGCCCCACGGACAGCCAGTCGAGCTTCTTCGGATGGCTCAAGAACATGTTCGATGTTCAGGGCCAGGTCACCTACAAATACCCGACACCTGCGATCCAGTATGCGAAGGGACAGGTGAACTTCACTGCGTAGATATACTAAATCATTTATTAACCTTTCGTTGTTTGTTTCTTAAAATTAACAACTAACGGTAGAGATGTCAGACGCTGTCAATACAGATTCAGGTTTTGTGGGCCTCATTGCAGGAAAAGGATTTTTCCAACAGGTACTGCTTGTGCTTATAACACTCACGGTTCTCTTTTTCCTGTTTGTAACATTCGAGTATCTTGTTATTTCATTCATGAGAATGGGAAGCAAGAGCGTCGAACTAATGCCTTATACGGTCGCCGCCGAGGACAAGCAGTATGTTTTTACACAGGATTTGAATGTTGATCCTTTTGGAAAGCAGATTCTCTTTTCAGACAATGAGAGAACTGGCACGGAGTTCAGTTACAGCTTTTTCTTATATGTGAACCCTTCAACCTTTTCAGGCGATGATGTTCTGAAGCACGTATTCCACAAGGGCTATGCGACACCTTGGCCCCTTCTAGGTCCCGGTGTTTTCGTGAAGGGCAACTCAAATACTCTTCGGATTATCATGAATGCCTACAAGGGCCCGATGACTTTCATTGATGTTGATAACATTCCTGTAAGAAAGTGGTTTCACTGTGTTCTTGTTTGCAGAAAGAACAGCCTCGAGGTCTATATCAACGGAAATCTCATCAAGAAGTTGCCGTTCGAGGGTTCTATGCCTTACCAGAACTTCCAGAATGTTACGTTGTTTAGCACTCTGAACCTCTCATTGAGCGATAAGAAAGTGATGTCACTTGGTGGACCTCTCAATTTCAATGGTTCATTCAGTGGAAGCTTGAGCAATCTCGTCTATTTTGCTTATGCATTGTCTTACACAGAAATCCAGGCTTTGGTAACGAAGGGTGTCTCTTCAAAGACACTTTCAAAGTCCCAGGATATGCCCCCGTATCTCACGGACACCTACTGGACGACGAGTTATCAGCAGCAGTAAATATCAAGTATCTAAATCCTTCTACCCTTTCTCTTAGTAGAGCAAGAGAAGAATGACTGGTGGTGGTTTATTGGCACTCGTGGCCTATGGCACACAAAACGTTCTTTTGAGCGGGAATCCTGAAATGACATTCTGGTATAAATCCTATCGGCGGTATAGCCATTTTAGCCAAGAATCTGTAAGTTTCGCACTTGAAGGTCCAAATGAACTTTTCTGGAATCAGCAGATTAAACTCCGAGCGAAGTTACAGCGTGTTGGAGATCTGGTAAGTGACTTGTATTTTACATTCCGAGTTCCTGATATCTATAGTAAAGATGCATCGGGCAATCGTTCTGCACCCACAACACAATATCAATATCAATGGGTTCGGTATCTTGGTGCTGCTCTCATTCAGAATGCCGCATTTTACGTAGGAGGCCAGAAGATTCAGGAATTTGATGGAACATATCTTCTCGCGAAGGCTCTTGTTGATTATGATCCGAATGATTATGAAAAATGGAGAGTTCTGGTGGGTGATATTCCAGAACTTACAACTCCAGCCACGGGCCTCTATACAAGTGGAACAGGTGGATATCCAACTGTCTATCGAAATAAGTCACTTCCTCTGGGATCTCAAACAAATAGACCCTCTATTGCGGGCCAAGATATCCATGTTCCCCTGTCCTTCTGGTTCAGTGATGCAACCTCCCAGGCTCTTCCTCTTGTTGCTCTCCAGTATCACGACTGCGAGGTTCAACTCACGCTAAATTCCATACAGGATCTCTACACAATTGTGGATATCTCAGGTAACCGTGTAAATCCCACCTATAAGCTTCTTTCGAGCAAGGTCAGTATGCAGCAGAATATACCCGAATATGTATCAACTGACGAGACAAATGTGGATTGGCGGAACTTTGCCACCGATATTGGCGTAACAGTGCCAGTTCTTAATGGTTGGTTTCTAAATCCGAGACTTCAATGCACGTATGTCTATTTGGCCGATGAAGAACGAAAGACATTTGCAACACAGCCTCTCTCTTATTTGATTCCTCAAACAACAACCTATTCATTTCCAGGACTCTATACACGTCAGACTCTAGATCTGTATACTCACAATCCTGTTAGCAGACTTCTGTTTATTCCGAGACGTAGTGATAGTCTACAGAATCGCAATGACTTTGCGAATTTCACCAATTGGTATTCCTATCCTATAGCCCCGTATGTTCCTACACCAGGAGCTCCTGCGGGTGCATCTTCTTCAGGGGTTTTGTTGCCGCAGGGTCAGCTCAACATTCTGAGAACTCTGCGTGTTCTGAGTGATGGAAATGAGATACAGGAAGAAAAACCTATTGAATATTTTACGAAGATTGTGCCTTGGAAATCACTAGATGGACAGCAAAACACCAGAATCCCCGTCTATACTTTTGCCTTGCACTCTCCGAATACACAGCCTTCTGGATCTCTGAATGCGAGTCGTATCAAGAACTTTCAAGTTGAAGTAGATGTCTGGCCTTTGCCTCCTAATACATCCTATGTCTACAATCTAACAATCTATGTAGACAGTCTCAACTACTTTGTTGTTGAGGGAGGTATGGGCGGTGTCAAGTATGCCTTGTAAAAATTGAAACTTGGGATTTTCCTCATGTATGCAAACACTCAAAAATGATGTATGTAGGCATTGGTAGCTGCCCCCATGCATTCAGTCTCGATGAGCTGACAGATGAACATGATCAGATTCTTCCTGTCTTTATTCGAAAGACAAGGGCAAATATTATTCATTATGATCCTCAGTTTGAAAAACGAATGGACTTCATGGTTCTTTACTTTGAATCAAGAGGCTTTACATATGTAAAAATGGATGATGTGTGGGTCTCTAGTCTTCATACAATTACACTCATTTCAAAAAGGATTGAGCATCCTGAAGACGATTATATTCTAGATACCCACGTAAAAGAGGCTCTTCGAAACAACACAAAACTTGTTGTGCAGGAGTTTACTGGCTCTGGACTTACTCAGACACTTAACGCCTTGTATGAAAAGGCAAAGGATAGTTCTAAGTTTAAACGTAATATACTCTTTGACATTACATATGGGACTGGTTGTCATTGTATGACAAACATGGAACAGTATAAGCCTCTATATGACAATAATGGAGACTTCATCAATCTACTTCTTTCATCCGATGATGAAATTCTATCTTATATAGGTTCATCGCCTGAAATTGATGAGTTTATTAAGATTCGCTTTGTAAAAAGGTATCTAGATCTTGTAAACCAGCAGGTTGATTATCGCAGGAAGCTGCAGGGCAATACAGTCCTGTTTCCTTGTGAATCCTATGGTGATACGTCATCACCTGATGAAATCATGGCCTATATTCAAGAGAAGTTACGGCCAATTCTGATGGTCTTTGATCAGCTAGGGATGTTAACGTCACGAAAGCAGGGCTTGCTTCATAATCTCTTTATTAACTATAAAGATTATGATGTTTATAAGTGGAATGATGCGATGAGGAATATTGTGCATAATTAGGAGAATGGATTATATCTTTGTAATTCCATCGTATAAGCGTGAAAAAATTCTACAGGAAAAGACTCTTACTACTTTGAAAAAATACAAGATCCCGAAAGAATCTATCTATGTTTTTGTTGCGGATAAGGAAGAATACGGAATTTACAAGGAGTTCTTGGATCCGAACACATACGGTCATTTAATTGTAGGAGTTCCTGGACTCGCAAATGTCAGGAACTTTATTTCTAACTATTTTCCAAAAGGCAAGAAACTTGTAAGTTGCGATGATGATATCCGAGGCTTTATTGAGTTTGATGCTACGAAAAAACGTCACGAAAAGGAACTCGTGAGTCTCAAGAAACTCATTGAACGTGGATTTAAGGAATGTGCCACACACAAGGCGAATCTATGGGGTCTCTATCCATCAGCCAATGGGTTTTTCATGAAAGACACTGTGAGTTATGATCTGAAGTTTATTATTGGTAACTTCTTTGGCTATATTAATTTCAAGGATGATCGAAAGCTTACTGTCACTACAGGTCCGAAGGATGACTATGAGCGTAGTCTTCTTTTTTATGAGAAGGATGGTGTTGTCGTCCGATTGAACTTTGCCGCTGCAAAGACCTCTATTTACACGACACCAGGAGGTCTACAGGATGGAAAACGACTCACCCGAGTCAAAAAGGATGTTTCTGGGCTACTTAAGAAATATCCTGATTTTGTTGTTCTGAATCCTAGACGTAAAGGGCCTTTTCCCGAAATCCTTCTCCGTAATAAAACACGGAAAAATCATAAAGAGCCTGAATAGAGATGAGCCTGACTGAATCATTAAGTAAAGGTATTGATTCCGTAACATATAATGCCGCAGCAGAAAAGGCCGCAGCAGAACGTGATGCCGCTGCGTTGCCGTCAAAGGAAAAATTCAAGAAACTTCTGAACGATGTAAGGGGAGATACAGATACACTCATTGCAAACAATACAATGTCGCCTATAGCCCTTCCAAAATTCAATGATCTGATAAAGACAAATACGGATTATGTTACGACCACTGCAACGGCGGCAATATGGGATCAGAGAACTCAGCTGCTTAAGGACACAGAGGCTGATTTGACAGCTTATAATGCGGCTGTTCTAACTCTTGAATATATTGCGAGGACTGGCCCTAGTGTCATTGATGACATGGATGCAAAGAAACAGGTTCCAAATGCGGATTTTGTAAAGAAAATGAAGGCATATTTTACTGAACTTGACGCGTATAATAAGACAGCGGCCTCTCAAAAGACAATTGATCTTCAGAACAAGCTGAATACTGTAAAGGCGTTTATAACACAGAGTGTTGCTCAGCCTTATCTTGGGCTGATTCTTGATCCGAAGAATTCAGCTACTGTTGCACAGAATAAGAATCTGAATGACGCAAATAAGAAGTCTCAGGAAGAACAATTTAATCTCTTTCGTCTCTTAACAAGCACAAAGGATATTGCCACACAGGTTGTATCTGGATTGTTTTACACGATGATTTGTCTTGTTGCTGGAACTCTCGCGGCGAACGACGCCATTGGTCGTGATATCCAGTATAGAATTCTGTATTTTATTTATGGATTTCTCTTTGGCCCTGTAGTCATTCTGTATTATTTGTATCGGTGGTTCAATAAGGATGCACCGTTTATTTACAGAATGCTGCCGATCTTTACAACAGAAACAGATAGTCAGTTAGGTAGAATGTTACTCTATCCGTTCACTTATAAGGAGGACAAGAGAGCCACTGACGCATATGCGGACTTTATGAAACAATCAGCGGATTTGGTGGGTGGTTCTGTGAATGCCAAGCAGGCTGCTGAGGCGATGTCGGCTGTCAAGGCGGAGGCTCTTATCAAAGGCGTGGAGGCGTTGAGTTTATCTGCAGCTGCAATAGCAAGCCCTGGGGCAAAGGCAGCAGGAAATATCCTGAAGTCGATGGAAGGCTTAAAAATTGGGTCAAATGTATAAATAGCAATGTCACTACCCTTTGTATCCGTTATTACACCCACATACAATCGTCGTCGTTTTATTCCTGCCTTGATAAAGTGTTATGAAAGCCAGGACTATCCAAAGGATCGTATGGAGTGGATTATTCTCGATGATGGTCAGGAGACTGTTGAAGATTTCTTTAAGGATCTGGCACAGCGGCTACCTAATATTCGGTATATCTATCTGGAAGACAAGCTTCTAATTGGTGGAAAGCGTAACATTCTCAATCAGGAAGCAAAGGGTGATATTATTGTGGCGATGGATGATGATGACTTCTATTTTCCGTGTCGTGTATCTGCAGCAGTCGAGGCCTTTCGAAAGAGCCCCACTGTTGAACTTGCGGGTGCATCTGAGATCTATATGTATTACTCGGACAACAAGGAGATCTGGAAGTTGGGTCCTTATTCACCCACACACGCCACGAATGGAACGATGGCTTGGCTCTCCAAGTATGCAAAGACGCATACCTATGATGATATTGTGACACACTCTGAGGAGCGTTCATTTCTCGAGGAGTATAAGAATCCGATGATTCAGCTGGATCCGATGAAGGTAATGCTGGTCATGAGTCACAGCGAGAACACTTTTGACAAGAAAAGGCTAAGAGAGCAAACGAATCCTTTTGTTAAGAAAACAAATCTTAAAATTGGCGACTTTATTAAGGATGAAGAGTTAAAATCTTTTTTTTCAAATGCATGAGATATAACGGTCTAAACATTTGTCTTTTCCTTTCTTCAGAAGACACCAATGGCCTATAACCATATAGACAAATTTGTCTCCGTTCTGAATGAGGCGTATAAGGGTTCATTGACCTCTGATGCGACTCAGGCCCCACAGCCTACTGAAATTCGTGTTCCTTTGAGAGCACACCAGAAGGCGATTCTGCATTCAATGGTGGAGCGTGAGAATCAGCTTTCACTCGGCATGGATCTATGTGGTGCTAAAATCTATAGTCGTTTTTCTTTTCTGGGTGATGGTGTCGGCGTCGGCAAGTCACTGATGGTTCTCGGTCATATTGCTCAACTCAAGACAAAGCCCACGTTGCCTTTGATTCCTCAACTTGATGTCAATAGCACTTCTCAGCTCTATAGTCTTCGTGCAAGTAATTACGCCCATGATTTATCGGATGCAGCATGTCTCATTGTTGTTCCTCATACACTCTATCGTCAGTGGCAGGCCTATATTAAAGATCAGACCTCGTTGACGTGCCTGGGTGTTCAAACAAAGGCTGTTCTTGCTGCAGAAAATATTGCTCAGCGAATGAAGGATGTTGATGTTGTTCTTGTATCCAATACACTCTATGGTCTTGTTCAAGATGTATCTTATGCAAATCATCTCATTTGGAAGCGTGTTTTCTTTGATGAGTCAGATACGATTCATATTCCGTCGACGAGGGCTCGTGCAATTACGCGGTTCACCTGGCTCATTTCCGCATCATGGTCAAACCTACTCTATCCAAATATGACGCAATATATTACGAGTGGTTATTTAAGTGCAATACCGAATAATCCTGCATTAGATGATGCTCTGAAAAAGGAGTTACTTCAACTTCGTAATCAATCATCCTCAAATACTGCATATGTCTATGTTCGTTATTTTGTAGTCAGCTCAACATTCTTTCGCGATTATGTTGGGACGAATAATCCGTTCCGTGGAAATCTGGTGTTGAGGTGTCGTGATGAATTTGTGCGTGAGTCGATTACGTTGCCGCCGATCTCTATTCGTAATATTCTCTGTAGAACGTCTATTCTGCACCAGGTTGTCGCTCACGCGATTCCTGCGGAGGTGCGAACTCTGTTACACGCAGGTGACATTAAGGGTGCTCTTGATGTTCTGGGTGTAAAGCCTGAGGAGCCTGTGTCTTTGATCACTGCAGTGACGGAGAATCGTATCAAGGAGCTCAATCGCCTGAGACTCACGTATAATTTCAAGTCGTCACTTGACTATGCCACGCCGCAGGCAAAGGAACAGGCTCTAAAGACACTCAAGGAGCGTATGGATAGTCTTGAGGAGCAGATTAAGGGTCTGAAGGAGCGTATTGAGAATTACAAGACGGAGATTTGCCCGATTTGTTTTGATGAGCCGCAGACACCGACACTGACGCCGTGCTGTCATCGGATCTTCTGTGGATCCTGTATTTTGACGAGTATGACGAGAGTGACATCATGTCCTCTGTGTAGAACACCAATTCAGGCATCGGGTCTGAGGAATGTTGCGACGGGGCCTCTTGCAGCGGTGGAGGAAGTAAAGTCTGATGAGCCGCAGCCTTTAAAGAAGACCGAGCAGCTTATCCAGCTTCTGAAGGCGAATCCGAGTGGCAAGTTTCTGATCTTTAGTCGTTATGACAATCCGTTCGTTCAGCTGAGTCACGAGATTGAGGCCATGAAGCTGACGGTGAAGCTTGTAAAGGGCAATAAGGATGTCATTGCACAGACACTAAAGTCATTCCAGAAGGGTGATACGAATGTCTTGCTTCTGAATTCGATTCAGGCGGGTGCGGGCCTGAATATCACGGCAGCCACGCATGTGATTCTTCTTCACGCGATGACACACGAGGAGGAGAAGCAGATTTTAGGACGTGCGTATCGTTTGGGTCGCACAGAGCCTTTGGAGGTTGTGCGTCTTCTTCACCCGGATGAGATGATCCATGCACAGCAGTAAAAATTGAAAAGCAGTAAAACATCAAAGCAGGCAGCCAAAATGACCGATCTAACATCTGTCCCTCTATGGAATGTCGTAACTCCGTGGATTACTCCAACAACAAATGGTACCTATATTCCTTACAAGAATTGGACTAACTTCCTGGATAATATGCCTCATAAGAAGTTCAAGCCGTATATTATGACCTCGTGGTCCTGGAAAGACAATACTCTTCAAATAGTCTTTAATACATTAACTTCTCGTGGCATTTCCATTACATACATTGAAATGCCAGTGAAACAGGAAGAGGAACCTCTTATTCGTGACTGGATTAAGCGTCATACTCCAGAATTCTGGAATATCTAAGGCAGAAGCGTCTTGAGAGCAATATTTTTTAAGCGACGAATCTTATCCGTTTTTTGATCAGCCTTCTCAGCCTCTTTGTGACACACAAGCGGGACAATATGAACAGGTATAGAGTCGCGATCTGCAATCTCGCACATGAACTTCCATGAGTTGAAGATTGCTGATTGCTTTGTCAAGACAGGTGTATACCGAAGAACTTCTGATGAGTTATGTGTATATCCTGGAGGCAAAGGTGCTTCCTGTGTTAGACGTAAACTCGGAATCTTCAACTTCAAATCCTGAGACAAAGGCAACAGATTCCAGCATTGGTGAAAGAAGGCCCAGAAGTCTGCACGATCACTCTTACAATATGCTGTATAGAGGGATCGATATGAACGCCATGCTTCTTCTGTATTTCCCTTTGACATAAGAATACGGTCATTCATATTTTCAATCATTACGAGTCCAGCAAGATTAGCTTCATGGCTCTCAATATCTAGATCAACAAATGGATCCCATTCATTCCACAGAGTCCACCAGGCAATAGGAAGAATTCCCTCAGGAACTTCACTCATTTCAAACGGTGTTTCAAGTCCTGCAACTTGACGCTGTAATAATCGTAAGTCTCCTTGAACCTTCTTAATTGCATCGTCGGATTCGAGAGTTTTGCCTAGCCATTTCTCGACCTGTCCCTTGTCGGCCTCTCCGATTGGAATTGTCAAACACAACTTAGAAATCTGGATCAGATTTCTCGAGTCCAGTGTGTTACTGATCAGAATCAAAGGCGTGGTTTCTTGATTGGGTTTCCATCCACGCAAAAAATCCAGGAGTTCTTTTAAACCACCTTTCTCGCCCTGACTTAGACCATCAATCTCATCAAGAATAATACCAATACCACCTCTTTTACCTGTCTCAAGCATGTTTACAATACCACCCTCCTTCAACAAAGGCAAAATGAGTTTCCGAAAGGAAGTGCCGCTGCGTGTATGACTCGCATTATATTCAATAGTTTTAAGACCCTTATCTTTAAAGACACGATGAGCCATTGTTGTCTTTCCAACACCAGGCTCTCCATACAAAAGAATAGCTGCATGTGACGGCTTTTCGAGCCATCCCTTGATTTTACTTTCCGCCCCTGGATGTAGACAAATTGTTTTGTCTATATGCGTGGGTGACCACATTTACTTCTTAACCAAACGTTCTTTTTAGATACCAATTAGCCCTAGAAGAAGACGACTAGCACCAACAAGAAGAACACCACTATAATGATTCTGTGTAGAGGTTACAGTATCGAGAACAAACCTACAAACAGGGCTTCCTGTTGTAATAAGCCCTTGAAGATATCCATACACTCCATCAGGGACACAGAATGCATCATATGTCTTAAGAGCTCCAAAATGAACTGAATACACTATAAAGGTCGAAAGGGCCAACCTTGATGCCTCCTTTAGACTTTTATACTCTTCTTTCTCTTCTTTTTCGTCGGACATCGGAAACTATACTGGGTTTTTTTTAAAAAGAGCCAACAATTTTACTTGCATGTGTCTGAAGGCTTTGTAGAATCCGTTGTGCCGTCAGTTCTCGGGACAAAAGAAGGATCCTGGCATGAAACGCCATCAAAGATGCCCTCCCATGTGACCGCCTTATCCTTGCACTCCTGGCACAGAGATTTTAGACGATCAGCACCACTCTTATCCTGGAACAAATGGAATACATAGCCATCATTTTGAGCATTGTGCGTGTCGAGTAACTTCTGGATACCGCCATTGGAGACACCAATCAAATCAACACAAACCTTATCTGATTTTCCACCGGACCCGCGGTCATACAATGACAGGAAATCGGGGCAGAGATTGATAACAGGTGGCCAAGTCGTTGAACTGAACTTTGTCGGTCTTAGGGTGTCACCGGAAAACCAACGTAAGCCGTAGAACACAAAGATCAAGATGGCACCGACGAGAAACAAGAATCCACCGAGGGTTCTTTGGCTTTGAATGAGGACAACCATGCCACCTAGGCACACGCCAACTGCGATTAATATGTAGAGGATAAACCAGTAATCCATCTCTATCTTCTACTTGATGTGCTTTTTTTAGAGAGACAAAATGTAACTCTAAAAAAAGGTTTGTAGGAAAAAATGTATTTACATCGTGCGGGCGACAGGGGCAGACTGGCCGTTGCCCTCCCAGCCGAGCTCAATGTAGCCCTGGAGGTAGTCCTCGAGCTGCGGGGAGAAGACCTTGCCCTCAACGCCGAACGTGGAGGTCGTGGCCGTGTTCGGAACGATCAGCTGGACCTTGCGGAAGAAGCGGCCAGATGAGACGAACGTCTTGCCCATGTCACGGAGCTTGCCCGCACCAGGGCCGTTGATGGAGGACGTGTACTTGGAGCCCTGGCCCGTGAAGGAACCAGCATTGCACTGGCCTGACCAGGCCGCCGTGGAGAGAACACCCGTGGCGATGTTCAGGGAGTTGATGCCGCCAGGGTAGGCGAGCGACGACACGGGCATGAAGTTACGCGAGTCGGCAGGGATGCTCTTGAGGCCGTAGGGAATGGAGGTCATTTGATTCTATACTCCTTGATTAGAAAATATTTTCAGAGACACCAGTCAGAGACAAAGAACATGAACACGAACACAAACTACGCCGACTTTGAACTCCCCTTAACAAATCCGGACAGTTACAAAGGACAGAATGGTCGAGTGAATCTTGAGGAGAGACCTAGTGCCGGTGGTGAACTCTCATCCACCTTCCCCGGATTTCAGCATCAAACAACGGTCGAGAAGGGGTTCGAGACCGATATGTTACGCGGCAACTGGGAAACTACGCCGGTAAGTAAGGCCTTTTTCAGCCAAGAGAATATACGAGTTGTTCAAAATAGTATTCGTCGGTATGTCTTTGATAAGAGCCAACCGAAGGGATATGTAATCGATGATCAATCCGTGGATGAATTAAAAATAATCATGCGTGCTATTTATTATCAGTATGCAAAGAACCTGCCGTTTGGTATTCCTGATCAGGTTGCTGAGCTCAATCAACTTGTCGTAAATTGGTCTGCCCCTCATATTCTCTCAGCCGTGGATCATTATCATTATTATTTAAAGGACATAAGCACTTTACCCACACCGATGGCCCAGCCCCAGAATCTCAGTCGGGCAGGATCCAAGTCATTGCCTTTTAACCAGTTCGTTTAGTGGGCTTCTTCTTGGGCCCCGTAGTGCCAGCCTTCTCCCTCGTCTTCTGCATAGTCTCCCATGCTGCCTTGAATGCCTGTAGGTCCTCAAGCCAGAGAGCCGAAGCCGTCGTGTCTCGAAGCAACTCGTAGGCCATTCGTGCCTTCAGAACAGAATCCTCTGCATCCTTGATTGCCGAAGCCTTCACACGATCCATACGCAGCTTCAGTAGATACTCATATGCATCAACTGTATCGGGAAACTCGGGATCGGAAATGGGAGGCAGTGAGTGCTTGACCATCGCCCCCACAATCTCCTCATCCGTGGCCTTCCGGAGATCCAGAGATCCCTCAAGGACTGCTCGGAGGAACCTCGCCTTCGCATCAGCCTCAAGAGCATCCTTCTCCAGCCGCTCCATCTCTCGCACCCGCCTCGTCTCATATGCAACCAGACGCGGCACATAATATGCCTCTAGGATGTCACCCACCGTCGAGAACTTTACAATCTTCATCTCCGTGTCAAAGCACGTCATGTTCGAGAGCTTCCATGACGTAGTCAGCTTGAAACGCTTCTCGAACTCGGCCATGTCAGCCTTGATGTCCTCGTAATAATCATTCTCCATGTAAAGGACAAAGCGAACCGTGTCATCATCATACAGGTCATCAAATGACTTCATGACAGACTTATCATCAACACACATCGAATCCAGGAAGACCTTATAGTCCTTTGTCCAGGTTCCAACAGGCAACTCTGAAATTGTCACCGTCCGCTTCGCATCATCGAGCGTGTAGAGGCCCTTCGTGATCCAGGTATCTTCGCCGTTAGGAAGAACAGGGCCCTTGAATCCATACCACCAGGGCTTCAGAGATAGACCACTGAGTGACTTACGCTCTCCGCGAATACGCTGCTCAATCAGCGACACGACCTCAGAAGGATTGTGAGGAGGAATGTCCGTGCTGAATCCCGTGCCGATGCCTACTGAGCCATTGATCGCCAGTAGAGGGACAACAGGCAGATAGTTCTCAGGCTCAACAGGAACACCGTCATCCTCGGTATACTTTAGAATCGGCAGATCCTCCTTGTGAAAGAGAACATCGACGATTTGCTCCAAGTGTGTGTGAATGTATCGGGCAGAAGCTGAATCCTTTCCACCGAGAAGGCGAGATCCAAACTGCCCGATCGGAACAAGGAGATTGATGTTGTTTGAGCCGACAAAGGTCTGTGCCATGCCGACAATCGTCATGTTCAGAGACGCCTCGCCGTGGTGATAGGCAGCGTGCTCTGAAACATATCCTGCTAGCTGTGCAACACGAACCTCCTGTTTGAGGCCACGCTTCAGGCAGCCATAGAGAATCTTACGCTGTGACGGCTTGAGACCGTCCATCAGGTGGGGCAGAGAACGAATATTGTCTGCATTGCTGAAATGAATAAGCTCGTTGTTGACGAAGCTGGTGTAGTCGACACATCCACGCTCATCTGCGGCAGCCATACGCTTTGGATCATATGTGCCGAGCCACTTCTTGCGATCATCGGATCGCTTCTTGCTAAATGCGAGAGACATGGACTCATCGGTCTCGGTGTCCCAGGTATACTTAATCTCGTGGAGATTCTCGAACCATTCACGGGCCTCGGCAGGAGTGCTCGTGCCCAATCCCTTGTAATACTTTAGCTTCCATCCAGGACCTGCTACCTGATGCCAGGTATCAAACTCGGGCTGTGAATAGAAGGAACGCGTCTCGGAACGACGCATAGCCTTCAGAAGTGGCGTGGCCAGAGAGCAGATGAAGTTGATCTGCATGAGTGTAGGCCACTCGGTATGAAACAGATTCATCAGAAGTCCCTTGATGTGGGCTCCATCCAAATCCTGATCTGCCATGACCATGATGCGGCCATAACGAAGATCCTTGGTTGTCGAATACTTGCGGCCCTGCTCCAGACCCACAATCTTCTTGATCGCAGTAAGCTCCTCGTTCTGATTGAACTTGAGCTGACTGATATCCTTTACGTTCAGCATCTTACCCTTCAGGGGAAAGACACCCCAGCGTTCACGTCCCACGACCTTGAGGCCTGAGATTGCGGAGGTTGCAGCTGAATCTCCCTCCGTGAGAATGAGTGTGCACTCAGATGACTTGCCCGTGCCTGCCCACAGAGCATCCTCGAGCTTCGGAATTCCACGAATGGTCTTCTTCTTTGCACCGTCGGTCTTCTTGGCCTCCTTCGCAGCCTTCGCCTCCACGATGCTTTGTGCCTCCTCCAGCAATCCAATCTTGATAAGAGTCTCACAGAACTTCGGTGAACACTTGAAGACTGAGCCGAACTTGTTTGCAGGCGTAGTTAGATACTCCTTTGTCTGTGAGTCAAAGGAGGGATTTACAATTGTTGCATTTACGAAGAAGAGGACTGCGTCCTTGAGCTGTGACGGCTTGACATCCACCTTCTTCTTCTTGGCGACCTCGCAGAAATCATTCAGCACGTGGCGTGTGACTGTCTCTACGTGCTTACCGCCCTTTTTCGTATTGACGCCGTTCGCAAAGGAGACATGGCGTTCATCGTGAGTATCGTCGTCATCGAACAGGGAGCGAGTGAGAACAGCCGCAATAGACCAACGCTCACCACACTGCTCGAAGGCAATGGAGGCCTGATCCTTGACGAAGAGATGCGTGAACTTCTCAAAAGTGTTGGTTGTGATGACCTGACCCTGCCAGGAGACCTTGACATCCTTACCCGCGAGAGCTGCAAGCTCATACGCACGAGTCTGGAGAACTGCGGTCATCTCCTCCATCTGGAGGCCCTGAAAACGGCTCAGATCAGGTTCAAAGATAATCTTGACGTAGCCCTTGGTGGCCTTGTCCTTGCGAACACTCGGCTTTCCGCAGGTGGACATGTGATCCTTCCAGGTCTGCGAGTATGCGAGACCATTACGCGGATCACGAGTCTCGACAGTAAACGACTTGCTGAAGATATTTGCCAGCTTTGCACCATATCCATTCTTGCCTCCTACAATCTTCTCTTCCTCCTTGTTGTAGTTACCGCTGGTGAGCAGGTGACCGAAGATTAGCTCAGGGGCGTAGACCTTATACTCGGAGTGCTCCTCAACAGGAATGCCATCGCCGTCGTTCTCGACAACAATCTTGCATCCCGTGGGTCCAGTTGTCACAGACACATCAATGTGCTTGATGGGTGTCTTAGACTTATCGGCCTGAGAACGGACAAGAGCGTCACGGGCATTTACTACAATCTCATCAAAGAGCTTGTAGAAGCCAGGATTGAAGGCGACCTGTCGGTGCACCATCTTTCCCTTCTCCGCGTCATACACCCATCGCAACTCCTGATGAGTCTCCACAGAACCGATATAGGTGTCTGGAAGCTCAAGAATGTGGTCGCGGTGCGTGAGACGCTTATACTGATCAGCAGTGGCCATGGTATTTCCTGCTGGGCAAGGGGGGGGCCTTGGGATTCAATTTTGGCTAGTGGCCTCTTATGAATTCTCTTGTATAAGCAGAATGGCTGCCCAACCTTTATCGTTTGTGGATAGTTCTTATAAAGAACCTTCTGCGTCGGCGGGTTCAAATCTGCAGGTCCAAAATGATCTTGTTTTGAGACCGAGGATTGGTGGATTCTTTCCGAGTGTGATGCAGGGTGTTGTGGACGGGGGTCGGTATCTGGCTCCTTTAGCAGCACTTACGGGTAGACGCATGTTTTCACGCAAGGGTGGTGGTAAGAAGGAGGATTGGGCTCGCAATCGTGAACGTGCCCGTGCTGAATTGCAGCAATACGGCAATCCTTCTGGCGTGAATGTGAATAAATATGCCGCGTATGTGCGTAAGAATTCAAGAGCCGCTGCTGCGTTTTTGGATGAGTTTCGGGATCGAAAGGTCCAGGGCCCGAAGAGAGATGCTAAGAAGGTTGCTCCTGTTCCTAGAGGAGAACCCAGGTTACAGCGTAATCTTAAAAGACAAGCTCAGGAAGACAGTAATGCAGCAATGAAAGAGTATAAGAAGCTTATGACACGTCGTAAGGCTCGTGATGTTCGTGCACCTTCTCCTCCATCACCTCCTCGTGCTGCTGAAAAGACGCGTAGGGTTGCGTGGGCGAATCAGGTAAGAGCAGCGGCTGAGACGATCAGGCGGTTTGAGGAGTCTCATCCTGGTATCAAGAGAACAAAGGGTAACTTCACTACACTTGCATCTCTGAGACGCAGAGGTCTGAATGATAGGAACTTTTTCAATCGGTATGGGCCTATTGAGTCACCTGAGACACCTGAGTCACCTCCTGCGGAAACGCGGAAAAACAGATTTAGTCCGTATCGCAGAAAGGCGGCTGCGACTCTAAAGACATTAAAGCAGAAGCATCCTGAGTTAAAGAGACGTGCTGGAAATTTTATGACTCTCGGAAAACTGATGCGGAATGGAAATGTTGGAAAGCAGCAGGAGTTTCTGAGGACATTTGGACTTCCTGACAGCAATGTCATGGCTGCAACGGGTAGACGTGCTGGACCGCCATCACCGAATGAGGTTGGTAGAGCATTTAGTCGTTCTGAGACGAGACGCCTAGGTCTGAATAATGCGTCTGCTGCAACAAGAAAGAGAAGCCCTGTTCGTAATGCAAACAAGGAGGAAGCAAGGGCCCGCCTGATGTCAGTTGGACCTCAGGGTGCTAAAGGACCGAGTGCTGCTCAGACATTACAGTTTGCCCGCATGGCAAAGAATGGACGTCAGAACAACATGGAGCGATTCCTTCGCAAGTATGTAGCAAAGAAAGCTGCTACACTAGCGAAGAAGTAAGCTACACTAGCGAAGGACTAAGCTACACTAGCGAAGGACTAAGCTACACTAGCGAAGAAGTAAGCTACACTAGCGAAGGACTAAGCTACACTAGCGAAGGACTAAGCTACACTAGCGAAGGACTAAGCTACACTAGCGAAGGACTAAGCTACACTAGCGAAGGACTAA